GTTTTTAGAAATTCTGCTTATTTATTCGAGGATTAAAAAATGACTAAATTAAAATTATTAGTAATTATTTTCTCTCTCGGTTATTCCTCATATATGGGCAGTATTTTATTTACTGCCTTTTATGAGATCCACACAAATAACCAACAACAAGTACAAAAATTATTAAAGGAAATTTAAAACAATGACCACAAATTAAAAATAATTAACCCTAGTTAATTCTAGGGTTTTTTTATTGAAAATTTATAATAATATACTTGTTTTTATTAGCATGATGTTATACTGATAATATGAATCTATTTAATTATGACTCAAACACTAATTGAAGAAGTCAAAGAAACTGCTATTGACTATCTTAAAGACAATGAATGTATGAACACTTACGGGTGTGATCTACATAATGAAATTTTTAATACTGACTATTTTTGTTGCTATACGTCAGATTGTAGAAAGTATCTTGAGCAATACGGCGTATTTAAAGCAATAGAAAAAGTGCAAGAGTATGAAAAAATTAATTTTGGAGAAGTTACAACAGATTTAAGCGATCCTTTTAAATTGCTTCATATGTTGGTTTATATTCTCGGAGAAGAATTTTTAAACAATTCAAAAACTTTAACCAATACTTATTGGAATGAGTATATCCCTGAGAATGAATACAAAACAATTATTGAAGAATTACAAGAGTCTTAAAAATAAGGCTCTTTTTTTTATTCAATATTTACATCTAAACTAATTTAGTATATAATTTTTACATAACATCATAAATTATTATGACCACTTCCAAAAAACAAACTAAGTCCATGAATGGGCAACCCATGAATGAATTAATTTTTCAATCAATCATGGGAGAATATTTGATTGACCCCAGTGAATACTATGAAAACAAAGGTATTCGCAAAGCATATGCCATGAATGATGAAGCAATGCTTAGAAAAATTCTTGAATGTGAGTATTAATTATGAAAAACATTAACAAAAACAAAACTGAATTTAACTCTCTTGAATTTGAGAGATTAATTAAAAAAGAATTAAAAACTAACCCTGACTACTTTAAGGGTGAATTTGTAGATAATGGTGATTCATTCACCATTACGCCAAGTCCTTTTTATAGAGACTTATTTAAAGCAATTACTAAGGATAGTTAATTATGAATTACAAAGTTACCTACGCTATAGATTCACTTGATACAAAACCAGTTATCAAGACTTTTGAGACTGAATATGAAGCTGATGAATGGTTACATAGTGAAGTTAATAGAAGAGTTAATTTTACTATTGAACATTGTCCTTACAAATTATCAGATAGGGAAATTATAAATATTGAAGAATCAGAGTACTCACTTGTAAGAATAGAGGAAATTTAATTATGAATTGGACTTCAAAAGAAAAACAAAAATTTTGGAATAAAGCATACCAAAATTACATGAATGACACTGGTTTATCAGCTAAAGAAGTATCTAACTATATTAAAGTTAATCCTTTTGTAGCTTTAACGATTGAATCTCAAGCTATTGATTATTTTAAATACTACAAATTTTTAAAGGATAATACATTATGAATAAATTAGAATCAACAATACCTTTTGATGGTTTTTATGAATCATTTATTAGTGATGATATAGAACATCAAATAGGGCAACAAATAGAATGGGATAGTGATATATATGATCTAAATGTTAATGAGGAAAAAATTTTATGGGATAACTATTTAAGTGTTAATAGATCATATTTTTATAATCAAATAGCTGAAGATTATACAAATTTTTATATTGATAACTTAAATGCAAGACTAAATTATGCTTATCCCGATCATGGATTTACATTAAATGCTAAATTTAGTTTTTTAACAAGTCCTAGAGAATATAATTTTGAAACAGATAGAATTTTTATAGATATTGAAAAAAATCATGCTATAGATTTCATAAAATATATAATTAAACACTATAAAAAAGAATTAGAAGAAAAAATAAAACAAAGATTTACAAGTAGGTCAGGTTTTTGGTCGCATTATAAAAATAAATTAGATTCATGGACTCAAGATTATTCAGAATGGGATTGTAATATGATAGGTACTTGTTTTGAATTATTTGACTTAGAAGAAGAAGATATAAATTATTCACTTAGAGAATATTTAACTGAATCAATAATTGATAATTTAGGAAATACATTAGGGCAAGAGGGTATTGATTTATTAGATAAGAAACAAAAAGAAAAAGACAAAAAAGAATTAATGGATAAACAACAACTAAAACTCAATTTTAATTAATGAGGAAATAGAATAATGCTACCTACAGATAAATGGGAAGAATCAAGGCATGAAGCTAAAGACTTGGCTCAAGATTATCTTGATAAAGAAAAGACTAGATCAAGTTGTATAAAATACTTTGAATCGCATTTTAAAATATCTACATCAACTGCTAATAGATGGTATAACAGAATTTATGATGAATTAGTTGTACCTGATATACATAATGCTTTAGAGATTAAATCTTATAAAGAGACTGTAGAAACTGAAATAGATGAATGTATGAAAAAATTAAAAGATTTAACAATAGAAGAAAAAGTAAATGTTTTAACAAAAATAACCAAATTAAAAAAAGATTTAAGAAAGCTATGAGAAATTATCATGATAATCACTAATTAATCAACTGGCATTAAAGGTTTTGTGATATTTCTCTTTATGTAAGTCCAGTACTTTCCAAATTTACATTAAATTATGCAATTTAATTACATTTACAAAGAGACTTCCACTGATACAAGAAGTTTCAGAATTAGCAGTGAAGTTATGCTTATTGAAGATGAAGTAAGACTTCTTGCAAGTGAAGCAACACTAACTAATGAAGATACTGAATCTTGTGATTTTAGTGAGTGGGAAAAAGAAAATGGTTTACCGCCAAAAGGAAACTATAAAATAACTTTCATAGGTACTGAATATGGTGATGACTCTCAAACAGAATTTTATGAGGTAAATACAAATGACTGATTCATTTATGCATTATCATCAATCTGCACTTGATAGTCAAAGAGAAGAAGATGAAATTAATTGGTTATTTCCAAGGGATGATGATGAAGAAGAAGTTGAGGATGATGATTTTCCTTATGAAGATTATGAACCTACTGATGATGAAATGATGGGTAATTTTGGTACTAAATGGCATGATGGATTATGACTGAATTTGTACCAATAACAAGATACTCAAGATGTAAAAGATACTCAGGTGCAGTAATAAAATGCCCTGAGTGTAATTCTATAAGTCAGATTTATCACTTATCTTGGTCAGCTTTACAATGTCAAAATTGTAAAAAAATGATTGATAAATTCGATTGGTATATAGAAAAAGGTAAACATTCAAAACTACAGTAGAACAACTAAATGACATTAACTATCGCAGAATATTTTGATCGCCTAGCTACGCAAGGTTTAGGTATTTATGTTTCAGAAGAATTTGACAATGCCATTGTCGATACTTTGGAAATTATCCGAAATCACGAAATAGGAGATTTTGAGAATGTAGAAGAAGAAGATGACTATGATGACGAAGAGGAGGAAGAATGAATTATTTAATTTTAGGAAAACAAGTGTTTGGTAATGACTTATCAGGTACAGAGTTTACAGAAAAACTTGTTATATCAAGTGATAAAGAGTTTTCAGATGAACAACTTATAAAAGCGTTTGAACGTCATCTTGTTTACCAATATACAAAGGAAGGTTGGGAAGAAGAAGAGTTTAGTACTTGGACAGAACAAGAACACTTTGATGTTTACGATGAAAACGGAAACGCTAATCATGTTGACTACATATTAAAAACATCAGATACAATTCCTGATTTTGAAGAAATTGATATTGATGATTATTATGATAATTAATGACTATTAAAAATAAATTTACTGTAAAACCAATTAAAAGATATGAAACTCATGATTGGTTTTTAAATAAACATTATGCAAAACGTGTTCCTAGTATTACTTATTGTTATGGGTTATATGATGCTAATAAAGTTTTACAAGGTGTTATAAGTTTTGGTTCACCACCATCAAAATCTTTAGTAGTAGGTGCATTTAAAGGTAAATATCAAGAAGATTTTTTAGAGTTAAATAGATTATGTGTTAATGATAATTTAGAAAAAAATGTATTAAGTTTTTTTGTAAGTCAATCAATAAAACTATTAGAAAAACCAAAAGTAATTGTATCCTATGCTGATACTTCACAAAGTCATCATGGTTATATATATCAAGCAACAAATTGGATTTATACAGGTTTATCAGATAAAAGAACTGAATGGAGAATGAAGGGAAATAATAAACATAGTAAAACTATTTGTGAGCAATATACATTAGAAGAAAGACAAAAAGATAATGATAGATTTTATATTACAGAAAGGCCAAGAAAACATAGATATTTTTATTTATTAGGTAACAAGAAAGAAAGAAAAGAAATGAAAAAAAATTTACAATATAAAATCGAATTTTATCCTAAAGGAGAAAACAAAAGATATGATGCAAGTTATTCTCCAAACATACAAGGAATATTATTTTAATAATTAATTTTTTTTAAGTTTTACTAATAAATCATGTATAGCTTCTCTAATTAAAAATCCTGTAGATAAACCAGATTTTGAAAATTTTTTTAACTCCTCATATTCATCTACA